TTCCGGTTCGAACTCGGTCCCGTCGAACGACAGCGTCCGGTCGTGATCGGTGAAGCCGAAGGCCACGCCATCGGCGCGGGTGATGCGCCAGCACCAGGCAAGCGTTGTCGTGCCGTCGTCGAGATGGGCCTGCAGCGCCGGGTTCAGGGACTTCATGTTCGGATTTCCACGAGAGGGATCGAGGTGATCGACCCGAGGCGTTCGAGGTCGAGGGTGACGTCGAGGACATCGGTGTCGAAGCGGACGGGGACGTCGAATTCGAAGCCTGCGGTGATGGCGACGCCAGCGGCGGGGGCCGAGGTGAAGGTTACCAAGCCCGTCGCGGTCGAGACCGACCAGCCGGAGGCTTGCGGCGTGCCGTTCAGGGCGATGGTCACAGTTCCGGCGACGGGCTTGGTGATCGCCCGCGTCCAGGATTGCGCGCCGGAGGTGTAGCGCTTGGTGAGCTGAAACAGGGTGGCCGCCCCGTTGCCGGTGCCGATCGGCTGGTTGGTCGGGCCTGGCGTCTGCGACGGCAGGCAGGACTTGAAATCGGCCCAGTCCTTGAAGCGGAAGCCATGCAGGCGCCCGTTCCGGGCCTCGAAGAAGGCGACGACCGCCGCCAGATCGTCGGCGCGGCGGATGCCGTAGGCGACATCATAGCGGCGGCGGCTGTTGGCCCAGCTGGCGTTGCGCTCCTCGGCCCCACTCGCCAGCTCGACGATCTGGGTGCGCCGCTCGGGGCCTCCGCGCGCCCCGCGGCTGATGTTGTCCGGAAATCGGACCTCGTGAAACGCCATCACATCCCCCTTCGGCCCAGCGACACGGCGCGGGCAATGTCGCTGGCAACCTGCGTGCGCGACTGGCGAAAGCTCTCGGCGTCGCGGGCGGTGATCGTGACGTTGACAGTCGAGGCGCCCGCCTGGCCGTACCCCGCCGCCTCGCGCCGGGAGAGCACCCGCTCCCCGCGTTGCAGGATCGCGGGCACTTCGTCCGGCCGCAGCCCGGCCCAGCCGCCGGAATGCATGCGCGGGGCATTGGCGAAGGCCAATGCCGGGACCATCCGACCGGGACCAGGGGCGCCGACCACGCCGCCCGCATGCAGGATGTTGGCGAAGATCCCGCCCGCCCCGCCCAGCGCACCGGACAGGGCGTTCGCAATCGGGCCGAGGATGAAACGCCGCGCCGCGAGCTTGGCGAGGTCGGCGATCATCGAGGTGACCAGATCGCGGAAGTCGAGCTTGCCGGTCTTCACGAAGTCGCCGATGGCGTTCTCGGCGCTCTGGAAGGCCCCGACCAGAGCGCTGCCAATCTCCCCGCCGATGTCGCGCGCCTTGGCGGCATAGTCGGCGAGCGCTGCCGTGACAGCCTGCCAGCCGGTGAGGGCCGTATCCGCGCCTTCTGCGGCCGCAGCACCCGCATTGCGCGCGGCGCCGCCCGCGCCGTCGGCGGCGGTGGCGGTGTTGTTCAGCCCGGCTGTCAGGGCATCGGCCGCGCCAGCCGCATCCGCCAGCGCAGTCTCTGCCTCGGTCCCCGTGCCAGTCATTGCATCCTTCAGCGCCTGCCAGCTGGCGAGCGGCTGACCCGCAGCGTCAGCCAGCATCCCTGCCGCTTCGCGATAGCCATCGGCCCGGGCGCGGGCGTCATCGGCCATCGCGCCGAGGCCAAGATCGGGCGGTTCCAGATAGGTGCGTGACAGCGCGGCAGAAAAGGCATCCGCCGCGGCGGCCCCTGCGGCCGTTGCCGCGCCTTCGAAGGGATTGCCGATGCGGCCGAGTTCCACCGGATCGAGGATGCCGATCCGCACGCCACCTTCGCCGGTGGCCCATTCCGGCAGTAGCGCGAGGGCCGCGTTCAGGGTCTCGATGAAGCTGTTGATACGCGTGACGACGCCGTTCAGCATCGCCTCGACGCCCGAGATCAGCCCGTTTGCCGCCTGGAAGGCGAAGTCGCCGATGACGCCCGGCAGACTGCCCCAGATCGCGACGGCGGCGTCGTAAGCCCCCTGGAAGATCGCGGCTGTCCGGTCGCCGAAGCTTACGACGCCTGCGATAGTGCCTTCGAGCGCCGAGAGGCCCGCCGCCTTCAGCCCCTCCCATCCGGCCGCCATCCGCGCGAGGGCGGCGTCCAACGACAGGCCGATGCGCGACCACACCTCGCGGGCCAGATCGCCGAGGAGGCGAAACGCCTCGCCCACACCGCCGACCCGGGCCACCAGCTGCGAGAACTGGTAGACCAGTTCTCCCGCGCCGACGATCAGCGCCCCGATGCCGGTCCGGATCAGAGCGCCGCGCAGGAACACCAAAGCGGTGGCCAGGCCGCGCACGGAGAGGGCCGCAGCGGCAAGTCCCGCCACCCAGCGCCCAGCCATGACGGCGGCGAATGCCGCGGCATAGGACGCCAGACGCCCGAGGTTGCCGATCAGGGTGTCGATGGCCGAGCGCAGGATACCGCCATCGGACGCAAGGGCCACGAAGGTATTGGCCAGCGCCTCGATGGTCGGTGCCACGGCCACGGCGATGCGGTTCCGGAGGCCGTCGAAGACGAGGGATACGGTGCCCAGCGCCAGTTGCGTGCGGCGCAGGGCTTCGAGGGCATCACTGTCCAGAACCGCCCCGAGATCGGAGGCTTGGTCGCCAAGCCGCGCCATTTCGGCCCCGCCATTGCGTAGGAGGGGGATCAACCGTGTCGCGTCTGAGGCCATCGCCTCTAGATAGAAGGTCATCTCTTGCTGGCTGAGCCCGGCGCGCTCGAGGGTGTTGACATAGAGCTGCAGCGCCTCGGGGCCGGAAAGGCGGGCAAACTGGTCGGCGGTGACGCCCACGCGGGGCGCGACATTCTCGAAGAAATTCGCCATCGGCCCGCCGCCGGTCTGCAGGAAATCCCCGACCCGGTCGTTCACGTCCTTCAGGATATCAGCCAGCTTCTCCTGTTCAATGCCGACTGTCCGCGCCCCGGCCGACCAGCGCTGCAGCGCATCGGGTGTTGCATTGGCGACCTGCGCGAACTGCCGGATCTGCGCGGCACTCTCGGCGGTGGATCGGACTATCAGGCCGAGCGAGGCTGTAGCGGCCGCCGCGGCGGCCCCGAGGGCAAGACCTGCACGGCGCGCGAAAGCGGCCAGCCGGGTGTTGGCCAGCTCCATCTCGCGCGACAGGCGGCCGAAGCCACGGGCACCGGCATCGCCGACACCCTCCAGTTCGGCGCGCACGCGGCGTCCGCCCTCCGCCACGAGGCGGACGGAGACCTTCTTCTCAGCCATTCCGGCGTCCTTCCATCTGCTCGTTGAGTTTACGCACCATCACCGCCTCGATCTCGGGCAGCAGTTCGGCGGCGATCAGGGGCGTGATGCCCAGCGCCTGCGCTAGTGACAGCGCGGCGCCCATGTCCCATCCGATGACGGCCCCCGGCGCGAGGCGCAGCTGGCCGCCAAGGCGCTGGGTCAGGTCCCAGACCTGCCAGCCCTCGACCGTCTGCGGCCGGTTCAGTCTTGCGGGGCAGTCGGGGCAGGGGCCTGCGCAGGCCGCGCAGTAGCCATCGCCCCCGCCGAAGGACCAGTCGGCGAGGGCGCGGAGGCGTTTTTTTCCTGATCCAGCATCAGACCGCGGGCGACGTATTGCGCCTGGAAGGCCTCGAAGACCGGCCAGATTTCCAGCAGGGCGTCGATCCCGGCCGGGCTGACTGGCACGAGGTTGCCAGCCTCGTCACCGACGCCGTCCCATTCCAGCACCGCCCGGCGCGCGACGGCCTTGGCCATCGCGAGGGCCATGTCCTCCTGGCTGGAGGTTTCCGAAAGGCCCTCGATCAAGGGATCGGCGCGGGCAGAGACCATCAGCGCGGTGGTGAGAGGGGCCACCAGGACGCGCAGGCCGGGCAGCAGGTCCATCCATTCGGGCCGGTTCGACAGGTTCAGACGGATCATGGTCAGTATCCCGTGACGGTGTTGACGAGGACGGCGGTGCACATGCGGGCGGGGCTGGCGGCCTTGGCGGCTTGCCAGTCGAAAGTGGCCTGGATGCCCTGCGGGCCCGGGATCTCGATGCGAGGGCGCGGCAGATAGACGGCATGGGCGGTGAAGGTAAAGCTGGCGTTGGCCCCGAGGCTCCAGGCGAAGACCAGTTCGCACGGCGTGCCGTCGATGGCCTGCGTGATCAGCGTGGTATCGGCAAAGCGCACTTCCACCCGGCCGGTCAGTGCGGCCATGCCGGGGTCGGCCCCCTCGATGCGCCCGTCCGAGCGAATGGTTTCGATCCGGTCGAGGCCGTTGGAATAGGTCACCTCGGCCGAGATGACGTTGCCGAGCGGCGTGCCGTTCCGCGTGATCGCCCCGTTGAAATGCCCGAACCGTTGCAGCGCCAGCGCGGTCGGCGTGCCCGCGGCCGTGGCCGCCGCGACATTTTCGCCTTGCGCGACCAGCCGCGCCGTGGCGGTCAGCAGCCCCGACCGCGCCATCTGCCAGGACAGCTGGTCGCAGACGCAGCCCGAGTACATGGCGTAGCGCGGCACCTCGGGCATCGCCGTCTCAATGGACAGGCTCGGCAGCGTCCAGTTGCCGGACTGGAAGGTGTGCGTCTTGGGCGACGTGCCGGTGGTCGTCGACTGTCCGAAGGCGGCCTTCAGCCAGAGGCCGAAGTTTTCGACATCGATCGGCACGACGACATCCCCATCGGCGGTGACCGCGTCCTTGATCGGGGCCAGCGGATCGCGCCCCTGGCCGAGCAGTTCTGAGGCGATCAGCGGCTGCTCGGAGCCGAGCGTGGTGCTGGCGAAGGGCACCGTCCGGTAGCCAGAGGCGGGCGGGGTGCCGTAGACGGTTTCGAACGCAAGCGCCATCTGCGCCCGCGCGCCGTGAGCGCGTGCCATGGGGGTCTCCTATGTGGGGGGTGTCAGGCCAGAGGGCCGGTCGTGGTGTAGTGCAGGACGACGGTGATGACCGCCGCCTTCAAGGCCGCTGCACCCTCGATGGGCAGGTCGACCGATGCCGGGGCCTCGGGTTCGACCCAGTCACAGAGGCCGCCAAGCGTCCGGTCGGCTTCAAGCGCCGCGCCGATGGCAGCTATCAGGTTATCGAAGGCGCTGGCCCGGCCGCTGCCCACCTGGACGATGACCTCCAATTCAGCCCGGTGCTCATAGTGGTAACGCAAGGGCGACAGCGTCACCTCCGGCTCGCCCGGCTGGCCGTCCCGCAGGATGATCAGCCCCGCCGCCGGGATCCGCTCGGGCAAGACCTCGTCACGCAGGGTTAGGGCGGCAAGCGGCTGCAGCCGCGCATGAAGCGCGGCGAGGGTGGTTTCGCGGGTGGTGGGCACAACATTCGTTCCATAGATCCGCGTGAAGGAAATCCACGGACTCTTCTCAGATTTGGGTTCTTCTTTCAGAAAAGCAGTAAATGACAGCAAAGAAACGACGGCGACCAATTCGCCATTCTAATTATGGTCGACCGGACACTCCTCGCTCATCTTGATCAAACCCGAAAATCTCTCTGGCCATATCCTTCGCAAAGCGCTGTATTTCTTCATGATCATTTTTCGATAGTTTTTCCCTGACTCGTCGAAAGAATGAAATATAACGATCAAGATTTCCATCCTTGAGAACAAAGTTGAGGTTGCTGTCTGCAAGCTTAACTAACTTGAATACAGCATCTGAAAGTTCTTTGCTTACTGCATCCCTCGGAGCCACCACATTCTGCTGCTCCAGCGAAGCATAAAACCCCTTTTGTTTTTCAATATCTAAAGCCTCAAACGATTCCTCACCGAGCAACGACATCACAATATTTCCGGAATCCTGAAGGTTCTTCATGCCAATAGCACAGGCAAGTCGGAACCTCTCTTCGCTCTTGTATCGCGGATCATGTTGGCTTAGGGCATGAAGTAACAATGGCAGGAGCTCCAAGCTCAGTAGTTTGTCCTTGTGGCTCCGCGACACCTTTCTTTGCATTTTAGACTTTTCATCACCCTGCGTGGACAACAACAATCCATCCAATGCAATTAGCTTTCCCATTTCTTCCAGTGCAAGCACGGAGAGTGAAAGCGCAGGGGCGTGCCTCCCATTCTCCTTTAGCAATTCCGCAGACGCGACTAGATCTCGGATATTGTGCCAACACGCGACAAATCCTGCTTCCAATATGTCAATTGATGACGTGTAGCTCTGCTTCTTGCCCATTCTCACTTCCTCGTGTTCCAAGCGCGTTGTTACACTGAGCGATAGACTGACGTCGAGATTCATCTTGGTGATCGCGTTTAGATCTCAGTGATCCACCCACCCTGCCACGATCCGCCCCGGCACGCCATCGATGGCCCGCTCGGCATCCCGCGCCAGATCCAGTCGCTTGCGCAGCTTGACCTGCGGCACGAGGAGGAAGATCGGCACAGTGGTCAGCCCGCGACCGGTCTTCGCGCGGGATGCCACGGCGCGCCCTTTGCTGTTCAACCGCCCCTCGGCCACCAGCAGGCTCGGGCCGCGGCGGCGGTAGATCAACCGCAGGCGCAGGCCGGTGCGGCGCTCCCATTCACCGGGGGTAATGCGGCCGCCACGGATGGATTTGCCTGCGGCCGGGGTGGGGATGGCCAGCCAGAACCCGTTGCGCGACCGGATCAGTGGTCCGGCGTCGTGCGCGCCGACGATCACCGGGGCGTTCGACCAGACCAGCGCCGCGGCGTTCAGGCTGTCGCCGCCCTTCGGATAGGTGGCCAGCCGGATCGAGTTGCCCAGCCGGGTGCCCAGCCCCGCGCCGGTGATCTGGCCGCGCCAGGCGGATTTGAGGCCCGCGCCCGCCTCGCGCATGGCGGTGGTGACGGCCTTTTCGCCCGCAGCGATTTCCGCCTGCATCAGGGCAGCAAGGTCGGGGCTGATTTCCAGCTTCAGCTTCATGCGGGCCTCAGATCGAGGGTCCAGATCAGCCGTTCCCGGTCGCGCAGTGGTTCTCCCTGGATCACATGGCTGTCCGCGCCGATGACGATCACGTCGCCCGGGCGCGGCGCGGGCAGGTCGGCGACGCGCACATCGACTACCGTCGTGTCGCTGACGAACCGCCCCGCGCCGAAGTTGGTGACGCGGTCCGGGGCGCGGCGGATGATGCGGATCGGGCGTTCCTCGGACGTCGTCGCCGAGATCCAGAGGGCCGGGGCCGCCATGGCATCATGGGTGAAGATGCGGTCCATGGCGGCGGCGAAGACGGACATGGGTGGGTCCGTCAGTTCGACGTGTGCAGACGGATCGCCAGCCGGGGCCGTTTGTTCACCGGCAGGATCGAGGCTTCGGTCATGACATCGATCCAGCGGCCCTTTTCGTCGAGATGCTGGCGGGCGTAGAGGGGCAGGCCGATAGTGTTGGCGGTCTCGAGCAGGTTCGCGGGGCCGCCATAGGTGGTGAAAGTGTCCATCGTGCCGAGCGGGAAAGCGATGCCGTCGTTCGCGGGGACCAGCCGCTCGGTCGCCTTGGTCGAAAGGGTCACCGTGCCGGAATACTCCTCGAACAGGATGCCGCCGAAGGGGAAGTTGCGGCGGACATCCTCGCGCAGGGGCTGGGCGCCGGTCGAGGCGTAGAACTTGTAGGCCTCTTCCGTCTTCGGATGGGCGATCAGCTTGTCGAAGAACTCCCGGCTGACCAGCGCATGGACCGAGGTCATCGCCTCGCCCAGCAGATTGTCCTCGATGGCCCGCAGAACCTCGCGGACCTTGCCCTGCACGTTGGTCCCCGCGGTGCCGAGCACGAAGTCAACCGAGATCTGCGCCAGGCCGAATTCGGTGAAGTAGTTGTAGAGGGTGGTGCCCGCGCCGTCCTTCACGATGCCGCGGAGCGCGTTCATCTCCATGTATTCGCGGGTCTGGGCGTGCTTGCGCCGCATAAGCAGCAGCTTGCGGTTCATCACCTCCACGAGGGGATCGGCGCCGTCGAAGGCGCCCAGCGCGGGGGCGCCTTGGATGTCGGCAGGCAGGACCACATCGTCATGCGGTATCCACGGCAGGGCGAAGCTCCGCATGGACCGGCCCTCGCGCGTGCCGACGGTGGCCGGGCCGCCGAGGGGGACGGAGGGCAGGAGGCTCAGGACGCCTTCGTATTGCTCGATGATGACCGAGCGCTGGCTGACCCCTTCGAAGCGGAAGAGGCCGATCTGGGCGAGGCGGGTGTAGAGGTTGGGCAGGATGTTGATGGCCTGCGTCATCTCGGCCAGCGAATAACCGCCAGCGTCGAAGGGATTGCGGACGATGGTCATGGGGATGCTCCGGGGGATGAGGGGATTGGACGTCAAACGCCGTCGCGGGCGATGATGCCGACAGCGCCCAGCTGGGTGATCTTGGCGGCGATCTTGGCCGCGTCGTTGACGGTGGCCTCGTAGGCGAGGGCGGCGCGCGACATGATGGCGGGACCACGGGTGACCACGATGCCCACCGCGTCGGCGAGCGTGGCGTTCACTGGATAGAGGAGCACGGCGACTGCGGTTTGCGAACCGTCGGCACCGGTCGCGGGCGAGAGGGTGTATTTGCCGCTGGCGGTGACGCGGCCGAGAACGGCACCGGCGGGGTAGTTGGTGCCGATCAGCAGCGTCACCACCTCGCGGGTGTAGTTCGGGTTGACCTCATATTTGAGGACATCGCCCATGCTGGGCGGTTCCGTCAGGACGGGCATGGTTCAGTCTCCGGGATGTTGGGGGGATGGGATGCCCGATCCGGGCGGTGCGCGTCAGCGCGAGGCAGCGGCCGATTTCTTCGCGGCCGCCACGATGGGGCTTTCCTTCGCGCCCGCTGCCGGGGCGGTGGCGATGATGCCCGCGGCATCGCTCCGGGCGGCGAGATCGGCCAGCACCTTGGCGCGCAACGCTTCGGGCTTCACGCCCTTGGCCACGGCATCGGCAGCATCGATCTGGATGCCGAGGCGCGCAGCTTGTGCGCAGACCTGTGCGACTTCGGCTGCTTCGGCCCGGATCGCCGCAGGAGAGGCCGCGGCCGCCGTGGTTTGCGGCGGCGCGACTGCCGCGGGCGGGGCCGGTTCCGGCGGGGTGGTGGCAGCAGGCGCAGTCGCAGGCTGCGCATCGACTTCGGGGGCAGTGGTCATCATCGGGCCCTTTCCTTTGGGAGTGGATTTGAGTGTGGATGTGCCGCGGGGTGCGGCGGCGAAAGCGCGGAAGGCGGTGACAGGATCGGCCACCTCGTCGGCCAGACCGGCGAAGACCGCCGCCTCCCCGCGGAACACGGAGGCCTCGGTGCCCAGTGCCTGGCTTGTGTCGAGGCGGCGGCCACGACCCTCGGCGACGGTTTCGGCGAAAAGCTGTCGCAGGTCTTCAAGTTCGCCCGCGATCCGCGTGCGGACGGCCTCGGGCAGCGGCTGATAGGGGTTTGCATCGACCTTGCGGGCCCCGGCGTGGATCAGCGTGACGGCGATGCCCTTCTGGTCGAGCGCCCCGCTCATGTCGCTGTGCATGGCCACGACACCGATGCTGCCGACTGCGCCGGTGCGGGGCAGGATGATCCGGTCGGCCTGGGAGGCCAGCGCATAGGCGGCCGAGAGGGCGTGATCGGCGACGAAGGCGTGGATCGGCTTGACCTGACGCGCGGCGCGGATGCGGTCGGCGAGGTCGAAGGCACCGGCCACCTCACCGCCGAAGCTGTCGATGTCGAGGGCGATGCCGCGGATCGCAGGATCAGTGACAGCCGCCTGCAATTGCGCCGCAATGCCTTCATAGGATGTCAGCCCCGACGACTGCCCGATCCAGGCGCCGCGATGCACCAGCGTCCCCGCGATCTCGATGACGGCGATCCCGTCGACGACAGCGAAGGGCTGGCCACCATTCCGTGCCTGACGGTTGGTCAGATCATCGCGGAACAGCGAGCCCCGAGCGGGCAGGTTGGCTGCATGCTGATCATCGGCCGCGATTTCCAGCCCCTCAACGCTGATCTCCCGCCCTGCGATCCGCGGACCAAGCCAGGTCAGGAAGGCCAGCGCCTTGGCAGGATCCACCATCAGGGGCGTGTTGAAGACGCGCTGGGCGATCTGGGTGTGATGCATCATCCTTCCTCCGCGGACCGGGTTTCCCGGTCCTCGCCATCGTCTTCCTGATCACTGGCGTTCTGCTGATCTTGCTGCGGGCTTTCGGTGCCGCTCTGTCCTGCGCTGCCACCCGCCGCCTGCGCGGGCGACCCCGGCCGCCGGAAGTCGAGACCCAGTTTTGCCTCGCGCATGCGTTCCGCGGCGATCTCCCGGTCGACCTGCTCGGCGTCATAGCCGCGCTCGGCGATGGCCTGCGTGCGGGATTTCAGGCCCGCCTCGATCTGCAGGATTTCCGCCGAGGCGTCCTTGGCCGGGTCGATCCAGTCCCATTTCGTCGGAAGCCAGTCACAGGCGAGATACGCGCGCCGCTCCGCCGCATAGCCCGGCAGATCGATGGCGCCCGCCAGCACCGCCATGTCCATCCAGCGCGTCCAGACCGCGCGACAGAGCTGATAGACCATCACAGAATGCTGGAAGGCCGAGATGCGGCGGCGGAAGTCGACGAGGGCGATCCGGGTATTGGAGAAGTTCCCCTTCGCTGTGTCACCGGTCAGATAGCCATAGGGTACGCCCAGCGCCGCGCCGATCTGCAACAGCGTGCGGTACTGGAAGGGTTCGTAGGTGCTGCCCGAGTCCGGGGTTGACGGTGTGGTGACGTCTTCGCCGGGGTCCAACCGCACCACCTGGCCCGGTTCGACCTCGAGATCGTCCTCGGCTGGATCAAGGGCCGTTTCTGGCGCAGGCGACGTGATGAACATGGCGAACATCGCCGCGGTCTTTTTTCGTTCGAGTTCCGCATCGTCGTAGAGGTCGAGCGTGAAGAGTTTCACGACAGCCGCCGCGAAGCGCGACACGCCGCGCAGCTGCCCGGCCTCGACGGGGTCGAGGATGTGGATGACCTCTGATGCGGGCACGCGCACCGTCTCGCCCGCGAGGCCCGGATCGGTACTGTCGCCCGGATGGCGGCGCAGGAAGTGGTAGGCCACGCGCCGTCCGATACCATCGAATTCGATCCCCTGCCGGATCGATCCCGCACCGGGCAGGACGCGGGTCATGTCCTGGGGCAGCATCTCCGAGGGCAGCATCTGCAGCTGCATCGGCACCGTCAAACCATCTTCGGGACGCCGCGTGCGGATGCGCAGGAAGACCTCGCCTGCCAGAAACACCTCGCGTGCGGCGCGGCGCTGAAGGCCGAAGAAATCGGTCAGACCCTCGGCATCGGCCTCGTCCGTCCAGGCGAGCCAGAGCTTCTGCAATTCCTCCTTCTTTGCGGCATCGGCGATCTTCGACGAGGGCTTGATGCCGTCGCCGACGACATGGTTCGCGAAGGCGTCGACCGCGTTGGCCGCGTAGCCGTTGTTCCGGACCAGCCAGCGGGCGCGGGCGGTGATCGTCTCGCCCGAGGCGGCGATCAGGGTGTTCACATGCGCGCGGGTGGCGCGGAAGCCGCGCATGCGGCGGTGCGACTGCGCCGCGTCGAACCCGCCGATGATTGAGCCGAGGCGCTGACGGAAGGCGTCGAGCACCATGGTCAGAGACCCTTCGTCGCGACCGTGCCCCAGCGGCGGCGACGCGGGGTGGCAGAGCCGGTAGCAATCCGTCCCTCCAGATCCCGGATCCCCGCCGCCAGTTCGGCGTCCGAGCCATAGGTCACGGTCTTGCCGTCGTAGCTGACGCTGCGCAGCCCGGCGAAGCGGGCTTCCTGCAGTGCCGTGAGCAGGGCCTGCATGCGTTCCAGGTCCATCAGTCCCTCATGAAGTTCGGGGTGTAGGCTCGCCGTTTTCGGCGTGGCGTGGTCAGGGTTCCGGCCTTTGGCTGGGCCGGGTCTTGCGTGGCACTGTCGGTTGCGGTGGCCGTGGGCATGCGCGTTTCCACGCCCGCTTGCGCTTCCAGCCGCCGCCATGTCGCCTCGTCCCACCGGTCGGCGCCGAGGATCCACGCTGCGGCACGGGCGTAGACCCGGCAGTCCAGCGCCTCGTTCCGCTCGCGCATCTTCTGCCATTCCTGACGGGCATAGCCGCGCTTGTTGCGGATCGTGACCAGTTGCTCGGCCACCAGCTGCTTCAGCCATTCGGTGTCGACCCATCCGGGGATGTGCATGGTCCCCGGTGCGTCGAGGGCGTCGAGCGCCCGGTCTTCATCACTCGGCCGCTCGATCCGCAGGAACCGGTAGGTCTCCGCCTTGAAGGTTGCCGTTGCAACCGACCAGAGCCGCGCGCCACGGCGCAGGCGTTTGCCGCCGATGGTGGCGTCGACGAAGGTCGGTCCTGAGACCGGCGCCGCCCGGTTGAAGCCTTCGAGGCCTTTGAGGGGTGCCACCTGTTCAAAGCCAACCTTGCGCGACCAGGCATAGACCGCCGCGGCCTCGTAGCCGGTGTCGATGCCCAGCCGCGCCACGGTCATGAAGGCACCGTTGGCATGCTGCCACGACCGGCCGAGGAGGGCGGTCAGCTTGTCCCAAGCGGCCGGATCGTCGGGGCCGCCCGGGATGACGATGTGATCGACGAGCCAGCTTTCCATGCCCCGGCCCCAGGCCCAGATGTCGACTTCGATCCGGTCCCTCTGGACGTCGGCCCCGGCGGTCAGGAACAGCCCCGCCACAGGCACGGTGCCCGGCTTCCAAGCCTCCCGCCGATCCGCCAACCGCTGCCATTCCGGCGCGTCGCCGCTTTCGACCCATGTTTCGCCCAGAAGCGTGTTGCGCGCGGCGCGCAGCGTCTCGTCCGACCCTTGGGCCGCCAGCCACTCCCGCGCGACGTCGGACCAGCTTTTCCAGCCCAAGGGCGAATAGAGCGCCGAAAGGTGGAAGCCGATGGCCTTCGGATCCCTGGAGACCGCAGTCGCCCGCCATTCGCCCTTGGCCAGCATCTCGGTTTTGTGGTGCTCGGCGATGGGGCGCTCGCAACCCTCGCAGTGGTAGGCCGCTGTTTCCGGCTTTCCCTTCGCCCAGCGCAGGCGGTCGAACTGCAGCCACTGCATCGTCCCGCAATGCGGGCAGGGCACGAAGTAGCGCCGCTGGTCGCTAGCCTCGAACTCGCGCTCAATGCGCGACAGCCCCCGGATCGTCGGGGTCGAGACCATGAACACCTTGCGCCGGTGTGAGAAGGTCGTGGTCCGCGCTTCCGCCAGCGTGACCGGATCGCCTTCCTCGTCGGCCGAGGCCGGATAGGCATCGACCTCGTCCAGAAACACATAGCGCGCGGGCATCGACCGCAGGCCGGTGGCGGAATTCGCCCCGGTCAACACCAGGATGCCGCCTGGAAACTCCTTCGACAGCATCGAATTTCCGGCATCGCGCGACCGGGCCGGGTTCACCCGTTCGCGCAGCGCCGGGCTGTCCGCGATCAGCGGATCGAGACGGCCCCGCGAGGTGCGCTTGGCCAGTTCGAGGCTCGGCAGCACCGCCAGCATCGGCCCTGGGGCGTGATGGATCACGAAGCCGATCCAGTTGTTGCCCGCTTCCGTCGCGCCCACCTGCGCGGCCTTCATGAAGGTGATGCGCTGGGCCGGGTGGCCGGGCGAGAGCGCATCCATGATCTCGCGCAGATAGGGTGCGCGGGCGGTGCGATAGCGTCCCGGCTCGGCCGCGCCGCGCGACGACAGCCAGCGATGCTGATCCGCCCATTCCGACACCGTCAGGTTCGGGTCGGGGCGCATACCCTGCCGCCAGACCCGCAGCAGGTCCTCGGCGCCGTCGAAGCCAAGATCGAGGCCCGCGGTCAGGTCGTTGTCATCGTCCTCATCATGCAAGCGAGACCCGGAGGTCGGCGAGGGCGTCGAGCTGTTCGCGGACATGGGCTTCCAGCACCCTCTGCATGATCGCGGTCTCGATCGTCACCGATGCCCCGGATTGCCGTTCCACCTCCGCCATGATCTGCGCCGCCATCAGCGCGGCCACCCGTCCGGGCCAGGTGACCCAGACATCCCGTTCCTGCCGCGCCAGGCGAAACACCAGCGTTTCCGCCCGCGCTCGGTCGACCAGCGTGCCCTTCTTCTTCTGGACGGCCAGCTGGCGTTCCTGCGCTGCGTAAACCGTGAGCGCCGTGCGCGCCTTGATGTACGATGTCGTGTCGCCGGGGCCGCTGGCCAGCCCATCCCCACCCAAGCTGCGCCGCTGCTGGTCGGGGTCCGTCATCTCGGCCCGCCGCACATCCGAGGCCGCGGCGTTGATCGACCCGTCGTCGTAGACCACCAGCCGCCCGTTCTTGCGCGCCTTCTGCACCCCGCCGCGGGACAGGCCGGAATGCGCCGCGTACTCCCGCTCGCTCATGCCTTTCATGGCGCTGCGGTGCCTATCAAGATATTGAAAATAAACAGGAAAATACAATCATTCCCGTTGATTGTCTCCCACTCCGGAGCGATTCTGTTGTCCATCAACAGGCCGCATCGCGCCGACCCCAGGAGGGCTTCCCCATGACCACGACCACCATCCGCATTGACTATTCCACCCTTCCCGAGGGTTTCGATCTGAGCCGCCCGGACGCCATCGCCGAGGTCATCGAGCAGGCGCTGCGCGAGAGCGGGATCCCGGCCGAGGCGTCCGACGTCCTGTCGCACCTGAAGATCGAACTGCCCACCGCCCAGCTTGGTGCCGCCAGCCGCGCGCTGGCCGAGATGCGGCTGATCTGACCCGAGCGATCAGAACGCAATGATATTGCTCCGATTTGCCTACGATCATTCGCCCGGCAGAGCGATGGTGTTCGTACCAGAACGATGCAACTCACCGAAGGATGCCCCGCCATGACCACCCGCCGCGCAGCCGAGAATTCCAAAGCCCTCGACGCCTTCATCGCCGCGAAGGCCGAGATCGACGTGATGCTGGAGCGCCTGAAGGCCCTCAGCGACGACCATTTCGAGACCCACCCCGACGAGGTCCATTGGGGCCATGTCGGCACGCTGAAGCACTACGCGGGCCTGCTGCGCCAGATCACCGACAGCGCCTTCAAGGAAGGCGAACACGCCGCCTGACGCGCCCACACGGCGCGACGGCCGCCCCGTCCGATGACGGGGCTTGCCTCCGTAGAAGGCGCGCACATCGCGCGCCACAGCGCCCGGAGGCCCCGATGACCACCCCGTCCGATACCCAGTCCCTGATCCTGTCCCGCGCCGCGACCCGGCCCGGCAACCTCGCCCTGCCGCTGCCTGAGGGGTTGGTCGGTGCCGCCGCCAAGATGGTGGTCGGCAAGATGATCGCCCGCTGCTGGCTCGAGGAGGTCGAGGCCAACCTGCGGCGCGGCGAGCCGATGTGGCGCGAGACCGGCGACGGCCACGGCACCACGCTGATCGCCACCGAAGCCGGGCTGGAGGCCATCGGGATCGAGCCGGTCGTCGCCAGTGCGGTCACCAGCGCGCGGAGGGCGAAGCCCAAGGCGGAACCCGCGGAAACGCCCGACGACACCGGCACAGCGAAGCCCGTCGCCATTCGGGCTGGCACCAAGCAGGCGCAGATCATCGCCATGCTCCAGCGCCCCGAGGGGGCGACGGTCGCCGAGATGGTCGAGGCCACCGGATGGCTGGCACATACCGTCCGCGGCTGCATCTCGGGGGCGCTGAAGAAGAAGCTGGGCTTGGTTGTCGGCGCGACCAAAGAAGACGGCAGAGGGTTAACATATCGGATCAGCTAA